TAGCAGCACTGCCTGCCAAAGGAGACTTAGACATACAGGGAGTCCTCGAAAGTCGCTACTGCTTTAGTTGAGCAGAGCACAACCATGAATTGTGGGTACAGCTACAGACAACAAAGTCTGCGAAAGGAACCCACGATCATGACGACTAAGATAAACTTCCGTACAAACGAGGGTCGCGCTCGTTACCCTCGTTTGACGCAAGCTGACGACCTAGACGATAAATTTAAAACTGGGCTTATCATGAGCCACGAAGATGCGGAGCCCCTGATGGCTATGTGTCTCCAAGCTGGCGAAGAAGCCTTCGGTCCAAAGAACTCCGACAAACTAAAGATGCCTTTTAAGGTGGACGAAGAGACTGGCGACGTAATCTTCACCATGAAAACTAAGTTTGAGCCCAAGTTCGTCGATGCAAGAACCACTCCTATACACTTTGCTGATGCTCCTCAAATCTATAGTGGCTCAAGGCTCAAGTGTGTCGGTACTATTGGTGAGTGGGAGATGTCGAAGATCAATCGAGGCATCAACTTGAACCTAAACAAAGTTCAAATCATCGAGCTAAGTGATGGTCAATATGATGATGAGGATGATGGACTTGACGCGGTCGAGGGTGGCTTTGTCGCTTCGAAGCCTAGTCGTAGCAAGCCTGCGCAAACCAACGACGACTTAGACGGTGATGACGTCCCATATGACGATGACCTTTCGGACTTCTAAGTGGGGCTCAGGCAAGCAAAGAAAGCCTAGCCGAGAGAGCGTCGGTATAAAGCATGGTTATAGGTCGGGCCTTGAAGCTAAGGTCGCTGATCAGATTACTAAGGCTGGACTACCGGTGATGTTTGAGACCGACAAGGTGTCTTACATCGTCCCACAGCGGGGTGCCAAGTACACTCCAGATTTCAAGTTGCCGAAGAAAGACGGCGGCTTCCTATATATCGAAACCAAAGGGTTATGGCCCGTCCAAGGTCGACAGAAACATCTTCTGATCAAGGATCAATGGCCTGATCTCGATCTACGCTTTGTCTTCAGCAATCAGAGGGCAAAGCTCTACAAAGGGTCCCCGACTACATACGCCGCCTACTGCGAAAAGCACGGGTTTAAGTATGCACATCGATGGATACCTGACGACTGGCTGGCCGAGTGTCTTATGCCAGAATAAGCGAGAGCAAGGGGCTGCTGGGAAACTGGTGGCCCCTTTTACTTTGTGTGGTTGGGAGACCAAGATATGGCTTTGAAAATCATCTTGCGAGAGCAATTCGATAGGTACACTCGAAAGTCGCAGCTACAGCAGCGCATTAAGCCCAACATTAAATCAAAGACGTTGAAAGTGCGTAAACCTAAAGTGCTTCGAGGCAGACCATGAGTACCGACGAGAGCACTAGCGAGTTTGTCGCCCACGTGCCCTGCGAGGCGTGTGGTTCTCGCGACAACGCTGGTATCTACACCGATGGTCACACATACTGCTTTGGCTGTGCCGAGCACGTCCAAGGAGACGCTGACAGTGGGTCTGTGGTGGCATCTCAGACCAAAGCTTTACTACCCCTGATCGAAGGCGAGTACAGGCCTCTCAGGGCTCGAGGATTAACCGAGGAAACGTGTCGCAAGTTTGGCTATCAGGTCGGCCTAAACAGCCAAGGCAAGACCGTGCAAATCGCAACTTACCGAGATAGCGCCGGTCGCCCAGTCGCTCAGAAACTGCGTACCAAGGACAAGCAGTTTAGCGTTGTAGGCGACGGCAAAGCAATGACCTTGTTTGGCAGTCACCTGTGGTCGAAGGGCAAGAAGATCGTGGTCTGCGAGGGCGAGATCGACGCCATGACCGTCAGCCAGATCCAAGGTCACAAGTGGGCCACGGTATCAATACCCAGCGGTTCACAGTCCGCAAAGAAATCACTCATGAAGGCGCTCGACTATCTGTCGAACTTTGATGAGATTGTGCTGATGTTTGACGCTGACGAGGCTGGGCAATCAGCGGCTCTCGACTGTGCAGAAGCTCTGCCGATTGGCAAGGTCAAGATTGCCACGATGCCCGAGGGTTTCAAAGATCCAAACGAGTGTATGCTTGGCGGCAAAAGTGCCGAGATCATCAACAGCATCCACCAAGCAAATGACTTCCGCCCTGATGGCATCGTTAGTGCTAGTGATCTGCGAGATATCGTCGGGCAGGCAGATGCCAAGGCCGAGATCGAGTACCCATACACTAAGCTCAACGAAGTGCTCATGGGCATCCGCACGTCGTCTTTGATTACGATAGCTGCGGGGAGCGGTGTAGGTAAGTCAACGCTAGTACGAGAGTTCGCCTACGCAATCCACATGTCAGGCAAGGCTGGCCCTGTCGGCATGATGATGCTTGAGGAAACGACCAAGCGCAGCCTGCAAGGCCTCGTGGGCTTGCACATGAACAAGAACATCACCGTGGACCCTGACTGCGCGGCCCGCGAAGAGATCGAGGCTAGCTTCGATGACTTGGTGAGCGAGAGACAGCTTTACTTCTTCGACCACTTCGGTGGCTCTGACCTTCAGGTGATCAGCAACCGCATCCGCTACATGAACAAGGGGCTGGGCTGCAAGGTGATCTTCCTCGACCACATTAGCATCCTGATTTCAGCAGCTACGGGCGGGGTCACTGACGAGCGCCGCTTGGTCGATCAGGTGATGAACGATCTGAGGGTCCTAGTGCAGGAGCTAGACATTGCCCTGTTCGTTGTGAGCCACCTGAGACGGCCACAGTCCGAAGCAGGCCATGAGGGTGGGGCAAAGGTCCAACTAAGCCAGCTACGTGGCAGTCACGCGATTGCACAGCTTGCTGATGCCTGCATAGGCCTTGAGGTGGACGCCGAGGACCCGACGTCTGGCTTGAGGAACTTGGTAGTGCTCAAGAACAGACACACCGGCCAAACGGGAAACGCCGGTACCCTGCGTTATGACAGAGATACCGGCAGATTGAGTGAAGTCGATGAGGCGTTTGATAGCGACGTGCCTTTCTAAACACTTAGTTAGGAGCGAGGCCACTCGGGCGGTCTGAAGCCGTGATCTGTGAGCCAAGATAACACGCGACAGGCCACAGGGTTCGGTGGTCTACCACCCTCGCCCTCCCCGTCGAACTCCCACTTGCGTACCGTCCGTTCTGACGTGTTTAGGACATGCGCTAACTGACGAACCGTGAGGCCCAGCGACCGCCGAGCCTCCTTGAATTGTGTGGGTGTCATGGGTTAACGACCTCCTTTGAAAGTAGGTGAACTACTGGGATCATTTTAGGGTCCGCTTGATGCCACGCATAAGTAGCCATCGCAATGTCGGCCCAGCAATCGAGCAGCCTTGTGTCATCGTAAGGGTCGTCAAGTGAAATCCCTCTGGCAAGGCAATAATCAACCATGCCTTTCTTTGAATTGCTGGAGGAATTATACCAGTCCTGCGCTGCTTCAAAGGCTTCCTCAGAAGGAAAGGGCATACAAATGCCATCCGAATGAACCCACGCAACGCTGCCTCTTTCGGTGTACTCTTCAGTGTGGTCAAGTTCAATCCAATGTAGTGTCATTGTGCTAGTCCTTTTTGGTAAGCGTCGATAAGAATATTGCGGCCCTTGAGTTCGGCGACAAGAAACTTGATCCGAAGAGCAGCACCGGCGATGTCGGTTGCGGTCTGCTCGTAGCCGTCAGCTTCGAAGTCTTCGGCCAGAGTGTCGAGGTAATCAGCGTACTCTAGGTCGCTGGTTTGGGAAGTAGGTGTCATTGTGCTGTCTCCTGACATGTGGGCTTCATTGCCCGTTGATGGGTGGGGGGCGCGTGGCCCCCGCTTTGATTAACGACCGAATGGAGAACGACCCACAGCTTCTTCGATGAACTTATCTTCCCAGCCGCGATCTTCCCAATAACGATTAGCAGCCGCTTCATTTGCGCGATCAGCAGCCACATTTGCTTCAACTTCTGCTTCTAATTCTTCATACGCTGAACGAAAGACCCGAAGCTGCGATGTCAAATCGTAAATGCTAACTTCGTCAGCAGCTTCAAAATGACAACTATAATAATCGTTTAACTCTCGATCATCTGTTTCAAAAACATAACGACCAAACTCACAATCAGCAAACTTGCCTACCACAAACCATGTGTCGCCGTGAAGAGCTTTTATCTCATAATCGCAACCGTTTTTTACTGCTTTAAGTTCCATTGTCTGTCTCCATGTGTGGGCGTCATTGCCCTATGCACTAGACATAGGCCCTCTGGGCCGACATTGCAACCCCCCTACCTAAAATAAATCACATTAATCTTGGGAGATTAGTTACGATGAGCACTTATGCTTCGCGATCCAAGAGGTTTGCCTTCGACCTAGAGAGCAACGGCCTCCTCGACACCATCAACCGCATCCACTGCCTAGTCCTGAGCGATCTAGATACCGGCGTTGTCGAGAGCTTCGATAGCCGCGATCCAATGCGTCTACTTAAAGGCTTGAGTTACCTACAAGACGCCGAAGAGATCGTCGGCCACAACATCATTGGGTACGACATACCGGCGATCCAGATCGTGCATCCGACGTGGGCGCCGAGAGGCAAAGTCACCGACACGTTGGTGCTCTCGCGCCTTATCCACGCCGACCTTATGGGTGAGGATGCTGTGGCACAGCGCGGCAGCGAAGACTTCCCTAAGAGGCTCTGGGGCTCACACAGCCTGAAAGCTTGGGGCTTGCGTATCGGCAATTTCAAAGGTGATTACGACGGCGGCTGGGAGAAGTTCTCGGAAGAGATGCTGTCGTATTGTGTGCAGGACGTCAACGTCACTGTCGAGCTGTATCACAGGCTGATGAGTGCCAATGCCTCTGAGGTGGCGGTGGACTTGGAACACCAGCTAGCTGAGATCTGCTTTCGCATTGGTAACAACGGCTGGACTTTCGATCTGGGCAAGGCGGGGGCATTGTATGCCAAGCTGGCAGGTAAGAGGCAGGAACTGACGAAGTCTTTAGATACGTTGTTTCCACCTTGGCAGGTCGCTGAGACCTTTATACCAGCCCGAAATAACAAGACGCGCGGCTACATCAAAGACGAGCCCTTTGAGAAAACAAAGATTGTCGAGTTCAACCCATCGAGCAGACGTCACATAGAGAAGTGCCTCCGAGACAAATACGACTGGAAGCCCACGAAATTCAGTGGCGATGGTCACGCTGTCATCGACGACAAGATATTGAGTGCCCTGACCGAGTATCCAGAGGCGCAAAAGCTGGCTGAGATGTTCATGTTGCAAAAGCGCATAGGACAACTGGCCGAGGGCAAGCAGGCTTGGATGAAGCGCGTAGATGCCGATGGTCGCATCAGGCATTCGATAGTCTCGGGAGGCACAATCTCAGGACGCGCAAGCCACCGGTCGCCAAACCTTGCACAGGTGCCTGCCGCCCGTCTCCAGTACGGCCAAGAGTGCCGAGAGTTGTTCACAGTGCCCGCTGGTTGGTTGCTGTTAGGAAGTGACCTTGCAGGCTTAGAATTGCGTTGCCTTGCCCATTACCTCAACGACGAGGACTTCACTGCCCAGATCCTCGACGGCGACATCCACACCTATAATGCTAAGGCTTTCGGGGTAGACCGCCCAACAGCCAAGACCGTGGTCTACGCTATGATGTATGGAGCAGGAGATGCTCTGGTGGGCTCAGTGGCTGGCGGCGATGCCAAGCTCGGCAAGAAGCTCAAGGCCAACTATGCCCGAGAGGTGCCAGCGTTTGCTACGCTCCAGAAAGGCATCTCTCGCACCTTCAAGCGGCGTGGTTATCTCAGAGGCCTAGACCGGCGAAAGCTCATAATACGCGGCGGATCAGAGCACAAGTGCCTCTCCCAGCTACTGCAGAGTGCAGGGGCCATCCTTTGCAAGAAGTGGGTTGCTCTGATCGACCAGCACCTGACCCAAGTGCCTGCCTTACAAAACAGCAGCTACATGGTCGGCTGGATTCACGACGAAGTGCAGATTGCATGTAAAACACAGGAGGTCGCTGATCATGTCGGTGATATCACTAGCCGAATGGCGCAAGAAACAGGCCGCGCTTTCAAAAGTAACATCCCCCTCGAATCCGATTTTAGCGTTGGAAGAACTTGGTCTGACACCCACTGAGGTTGATGAGCAAATGGCGCACACGATGTCCATTTACATCGTCTTAGACCGCGCTCACCGGCGCAGTTTCTCAGTAAAATCTAGGTTCGCCCGAGAGGGTGCATTCTACGTCGCGATGACCGCGTCGGAGGGCTGGTTAACTACGGCTCGGGATGAGCACCCAGAGAACGAACTCTGGGGAAATCACTGGATAAT